CAGCATATACCGCCAACTGCTGCATATACTGTTCTGCCCAGGTAGCACCAGAACCTTCTCCCAACTGAGGATATACCGCATCAGCAGGAAGTTCAGATTCAATCGTTGCTGCGTAGGTAGCGTTTACCACAGCATTCTGAAGCACTATATCTTGGTATTTCTGCGTCATCTTCATCTGCTTGAGTGCGGCTACCATGTCCGACACTCCACGACTCTGATCAGGTCGTTGCTGTTCATAAAGATGAATGATCTGCTTTCTGCCCCAAGGCTTCCTTGCGGGTATGCGTTTCCACTTGAACAAGTCTTTGCTATCGTAATCCGATGGATGAGCCATTCGTATGTGATACGCAATCGGCGCACCATATTTGCTCATCTCTACGCCTCTGCGAATACGCAAGTTCGGCCATAAAGATTCATCTGGATTCGATAGACGATCCACGTCAATCATTTGTATAGCAGTGCTGTAGGGTCTACCAAACTCCCGTAACCACTCTACGCTGGCTAACACTTCACCAGAATACATATCTACACCAACTGCAAGCCTTACCAGTTCGGTAAAGTTGTTCTTGCGAGAGGCATCAATCCAATTGTCGTCACTATCTGCGTAAAGCTCAAAACGAGCCTCAACTTCTTCCTGAAATTCAACTTCCCATTTTTCATCAAACGCAGAGTTGAATTTGGACAAAACATGAAGATTCGGTTTCGCGTTTAAGAGGAAACGCCCACCAACAATGGAATCCTGATGGATTCTTGTCGCACCTGAGACATACCCATCGTTGCGAATACGATCCCTGGAACGAGCGTCTAGTAATTGCTTTTCGTGCAGAAGATCGCCGTCAGCCGAGCGTACTGCTGGTGCCCACATGGCGATTTCCTGCGAAGTACGCGAAGCACCATCATAAGCACCCAACGCTTCTTCTTTAGGAGGTGTAAAAATTACTTCTTTCTGATTCATCAGAAGAACACCCGCAAAGGACCAGTGACGGAGAGGGCAGGGTTGAGAGTACGTTCCAACTCCTGAATGTACTGTTTCAACCGAACGGCATTAGCGTTAGTGTATTCGACACGCTCCCCGTTCTGGTCAACAAAGACCCTGACCTTCATTCCGGTCATAAGGTTGTGGTACTCAAGTTGTGCCTGAGCAAGTTGTTCAGAAGGGGTCATGCTAATAACTCAGCTAAAGACTTCAAATCGTTATACACGGTCTTTTTCTTGGTTTCAAATCGACCTTCTTTGTCTTCTGGCATCAGTATCATTGTATTTGACTCCCAAGTTTCAGCCCAAGAAGGAGGTTCTTCCCAGTTAAGGTACTCGACTCTCATGTGTGAAAGCAGTGCCAGGAGGTAAACCAGCAAGTCCCATGCTTCGTTTCGATACTTCCTTGGGTTGATCCATTTCCCTTTCAGGTCTTTCTGTTCAACCGTCAGTTCAGTGTAGAACTCATCGGGCAAAACATCGCTGAAACGAATCATCCCTCCAGGAGTTTCCCTGTCCAACATATTGTCTAACTGATCCTTTAACTTGTCCGTCTGTAGCATCAGCACAGGGATTTCGCCCTTCGACAATGCCCTCTTGTCCTTTCTACCTCCTGACGAATCGGGATACACCAAGTTCACTCTTGGGGCAGAGGGTTCGCCAACACCCTTCAGCAACAGGAATCGACCAGCCAATCCCTCGCTTCTTAGATTGCGCCAATAAGCGTAGGCAAGCGAGGTAACACCTTTCTTACCACCAGAGTCACATCCCACCTGTTTTATCTCCATCCTCCTGCCAGAACCGTCTGCTAGAGGGTAGCTTTTACGCAGTACCTGTTCGGTTACTAAGTCCCAATCTTCCAGATAAGTACCCGGCTTAACCCAGTAGTGTTCACCGTCATCATCCACCCGCTTAGACTTGATGATCTGAAAACGATCAATTACCACTATGTCGAATAAGGAACCTTCACCGGGGGGAGGTACAATTCCATGTACCTGAACTTCCCAACGATTGGCCTGCACGTCAATCGTTGCAACTAAAAACCTTACCCCTTCTGGAACTGCCGGTTCATCGATGAACTCTTCAGACCTTGATTTAAGGTCTTCTGGCGACCTTGAGGAACCGAATCCTCTCTCAAAGTAGGGTTCCCCTTGGTCAGTGTTCACAGTCGATCTGAGAGCATCCTGCGACCCTGTGCGTTCAAATTCCTGCTCGGCTTTGAGGTAATTCATTACCAGTGTCTTCCAACTGGCAAAGGTTGCCGCTGGTCCCTTTAACCAGAAAGTTGCCATGTCTGACCTCGGCTTGTCTCCGATAACCATCCCGTCTTGGGTTACGCTTTGACCGTCACCTACCCATCGACCAAGAAGGTTCAGGTCGTGTTTCATGTGTGCGTCAGTTAGCGCACCACACTTCGGACAAGCCATTTGAGCCGCTTCTGCGGATTCCATAATGTCATTGCTGCTGGGCCAGACTAGAAGGGAAAATGTGGGTTCGTAATACTCACCACAATGAGGGCAGGGCCAGTACCACCTACGCCTGTCGCCACGGTTATAGAGAGCAAGTATTCCAGGGGCAGGAGGGGCATCATGCTTCGACTGCGGCATCCAATTAGGTGCCGTTACGGAATAACCAGGGGAACTCTCAACGAAGGTCATGGCAAAACTGCCGAACGTGGTAGTACGTTTTCTGGCTAGGTCAAATGGCGAACCTTCACCATCTATATCTGGCGGCATTCGATCATAGTCGGTCAAAGCCACTCGACCTACAGGACGACCGGACAATTCATTGATCGTAGGCCAGGACAACGTGAACATCATTCCACTGGTGTAATGTTTGTCGAACGTGTTATCTGCATCCGCACGTTTCATAACCCGCTTCCCCACATCTGGGGAATGTCGGTGCAACCTGTCCACCCTTCGGCGGGAAAAGTCTCTAGCCACTGTTTGCGATGTCTGATACAGAATCATGTCTGCTGGATCGCAAATAACCGTGTAGAGTTGCCAATTCAGGATGCTGTCAGTCTTTCCGCACTGAGCTGGCGCTACAAAAACCGTTGAGTTGTATTCTCTGGAATTGAGTGTGTCCATCACCTCGACCAAGTAAGGCACTGTCGAGTTTTTCCAAGGTCCAACGTATGAACCGGGGTTATGGAGATAACGATATTTCTCTGCTGCTTGTGCAACGGTCAATCTCTCAGGAGGACGTAACGCTTCACTGCATTGTTGGATAAGATCAGCAAATGTCTTTTCGTGTTTCATCTGTAAGTTGAAATCTCAATCAAAGAATTGTTCGTCATCAAATTCAAAGTCCTCATCCGTTAGTTCGATGGCATCAAAGAGTTTTTCAAGGTCATCCGTCTGATCGTGGTCCCTATCGTAGACGTTTGTTATTTCAGTGAATTTCGGATTTTCAAACAATGATTTTTGGACACCAACAAGAAGGGCATCGGTAAGTTCGTTGACAATATCCCGTTGTCTCGGGGATAGGTCTGTCTCTCGTTCCACAGCATCTGCCATGAGCAAGCATCCCTGCTTGAAAGACTTGAATACCTCAAGGAGCGCATCAACTAAGTCTCTAGTCCTCCACAACTCATGTTGATCCTCAAGGTATTTCTGTCTACTCCTGGCGGCATCCCAAAACTCCTTTTGAATCTTGATTGGGAGTTGCGAGGGCTTCATCCTCTTGATTGTCTCTACCACCCGTCCTTCGTCTGGTGTAGCAAGACGTGCTGCTGCTTCTCCTATGTTGTAAATTGGGTATCCCATCCGCTCACCAGAGGGCTTCAACCCTCTTAGAGCAACAGAGATGGTACGTTTGTCCTTGCGGAATATGCGACCCAGTTGCGACAACGAAGCTCCGTCTTCAATAAGCATTTTTTCTGCTTCTGAAGCGTGATGCTTTGCCGCTCCTGTCTGACCTTCACTCATTACAAGTCCTCAATCTTCGTTACCTGCACACAAGGTTTCTTGCACATATAGTAGACACCATCCTCTTCAGACACCTCTACTCTCCAATCTGAACCATCTGCAATTTTACACTCGTTTATCGAAGTATTGTCTAACTTTAGGAGTGTAAAATCTGTAAGTCCTTTGTGAATGTAAAGAAGGTTGTTTACATATTCGTAACCCCTTCTTATCTTCGCTACTCCGTTATCACATACCGTAACTGCAATTGGAATCTGTCTACCGTTGATTACAACGTAGAAGTCAACAATGTCTTTCCGAGGATCGTATTCATCAGGTAAAGCTGTGCTTAACCCAGCTACTGAGAACAACCCAATAACCACATTCGATGCCCCAGTTATTGTCACGTTCAGCCTGTCGTGTTCTGCCTTTGCTGTCTGAGCATTCACACCCATTGACAACCATGCCGGGTCTACGTTTAACAGTTTGGCAAGTTCTCTCAGTTTATGATCCCGAGGTTTACCACCATCAAACCATTTCCTTACTGCTTCAGGAGTTACATTCAGTTTCTGAGCAATGAACACTAACCGACCGACATTCTTATCTGGGATAATACTTGAGTCATTACAAGCGTTTACCAGTCTGTTGCGAAATTCTAAGTCTTTCATTTTCTTCACCTATCGTTAGTTGAGAAGCACAAAAGGCACTTCCCCTTACTATAAAGGTTAGTAAAAGAAATTAAAATTTTCAACATTTTTTCACAAATTCCGTAGTTCGTTCCTTTTCTCTTTCAATTTGTCAAGTAGTGTATATTGGAAATCATCTTTGTTTTTCAATGAGTTGAGAACAGATGACTCAAGAGTATCCTCCAAAATTAACCTGTTGATGAAAACCGTTTTCTGTTGCCCAGACCTTCTCAGTCTGGCATTCATCTGGTGGTAGAGGTCAAGGTCAGAGGTAGCTCCGAACCAGACAAGGGTTCGTCCTCCGAACTGGAATCCGTCAAGTCCATGTCCACCGGACCTTGGGTGCATCAGCAGTGTCCGTATCTCTCCACGTTCCCATTTTGGGATAACTGAACCCTGTTTATCCAATTCAACTACCCCTTTGATTGCCTTCTTGATCCTGTCAGCATCATGCTTGTAGTTGTAAACGATAATTACAGATTCATCTGTTCCGTCAAGAATTTCTTTCAAAGCATTGATTTTAATGTCGTGGATGTGGTGGACGTTCCTTTTTTCATCGTAGATTGCTCCGTTACTGACTTGCAGGAGTTTGTTCCACAAAGTTGCTGCTGTCGGTGCTTCGATGTCTCCCTCTGGTAGAGAGAGCAAAAAGTCTCTTTCCATTTTCTGATATTTCTGTTTCACGTCTTCCGTCATGTCGAGAAGGATTGTGTTCTCCACAATAGGCGGCAGTCCTTCGTACTCGCTAACGACATGAACTAGGTCGGCTATCCGATCCATGATTTCTTCCCTAGCTCCCTCCTTTGGTGTGATTTTGAAGGTGTAACGGTTTTCATCAAACCACTTTGCCTTGAATCCAGTGAAAGTTCGCAACAGTCTATCCCCTCCGTCCATAAGGAAGATTTGCGACCATAGATTCTGGATTCCGTTACTGGCGGGACTACCAGTGAGTTGCACCATTCGCTTGATGTGTTTACTCACCCTTCTGAGTGCTTTCCATCGTTTAGACGAATGAGATTTGAATAGTGATGACTCATCGATCACAACAAAATCAAACGGCCAACGATCCCCAAACAACATAGTCAGGTATTCAACCTGTTCCACGTTTGCGATATAGAAGTCATAGTGAGAGAGTAGAACCTGACGTACCCATTCCTTCTGGTGCGGCTTCCTGCTCTCCTTCCTGGCCTGGAAACTCTCAGCCGATTCCCCCTTTTTCTGCTTAACCTGTGAAGGAGGGGAGAGTCGATGGAATTTCAGATGGCTTGTGTGTTCCCATTTGAGGGCTTCAAGATGCCAGTTGCGGTTCGCAACACGCAAGGGGGCAATGATCAACCCCCGCATAATTTCTAAGTCGTCTATTAAATCCACTGCTGCGGTAAGTGTGGTGGCAGTCTTGCCGCCACCCATTATTGTCCACAACGCAGTTTTACTGTTCGACTTTATGCGCTCGACTCCTTCATTCTGATAGTGACGAAGGTTTGACCTAGCCAGCAAGACCCATCTCCTGAATTGCGTTCTTACCGTCTTCAATGTTGTCGATGACGTAGACTTTGAACCCGTCATTCTTGATACGTTGTATCTCTCGTTCCTGAAGGGCAGATAATCCACCGTAAGGCGATTTGAACTCAATCCAGAATACTACCCCTTGCCTACGCAGTATTCGGTCTGGTGCGCCTTTGTGTCCCGGAGTGACGTACTTCCTAACTGTCCATCCTAGACCTTCTGCATACTTGCAGACTGCTTCCTCAATCTTGGATTCACGCATGGTATTTAGTTACCCTTCTAATTTCACAGTTGTCATCTGAACAGTCATCGCAAGATTCATCATCTTCTGAATCAGCATAATCATCAAAAACTTGGTTTGCAAGAAAAAATAAACAGGCGAAACAGATAGTAGAATCTGTGAACTCCTGGCGAACATACTCGCCACTCACTGTTTCTCCGCAGAAATTACACTTGTATGCTTTCACTTGCATAATGGTTGCACCAACTTGTTCACCTCTGAAATATACCAATCAAAGTCGATGATGTCCCTGTCTAGCGTTATAGAGTCATTACACACCTTTACGGGACTGCTCTGCCATACTCTATCAGATCGTACCAGTTTATCACGACCACTGTTTACTCCTATCCTGCGCTCCTTGGTGTTACCTTTCGTTGGCGGCATTACCTTCACCAGATACTTGCCGTTCCTCTTTACATAGTAGTACCGGCTAACCCTCTGGATCACCTCTACATCCAGTTCGCGTTCATCGACCAACTCTAGCCGAGAATTTCTAGGTACTTTGGTCCTCAGCATAAAATCCATGTCTGTTGGGTGATTCCGTACTGCCTCTTCAACATCAACATCATTAAGCAGCACTGCTTCTGCAACTTTCGGTACAACCAGCGCAGAGAAGTTCTTGTGCCATTCAAGGTGGTATTCATACGCACCTTTCCGCTTGATCTTTCCTGACGTGTCCTTGGCGAGATAACTATTTACGTCCCGAATCGCCATCCTCTCATACTCAACCATCTCAAGGTCTAATCCTGTAAGCATCTCCCAGTCAAACATCACACCCTTTAGTTGAGTAAC